TAGAAAGTCCTTCGGCAGCCTTGCTAGAACAACAGCGAAAATTTAACGCTGGGGTTACGCAAATCATGGGCGTGTTAAATAGATGGAGCGCTAGGTTCCGCAATATTGCTAGTGTGGCGCTAACTAAAAGATTTAACGAAGAAAAATATTTAGCGATACAAGATTCTTTGCTGTCAGACCCTGCGGCCTTTATTGAAGCGGCCAAAAAAGTGGTAGATACTTCTGGGAAAGTAAGCAAAGAAAACACCTTCAAATTCTTTGTACACGTAGGAATCTACAGGGAAGACGAAGAAAGCCGCAAGGAATTCGATTCTGTATTTGCTGAAAAAGAAGAAGACGAAGAACCTTCATTCCTTGAAGGTGCCGCAAGATCGGCAAGGGATGTAGGGGCGCAAATGATGGAAATGTTTGGGCTGTAGCCCTAGAAATAGAAAAGCCCTCCACCGTAATCGGAAGAGGGCTTGCCCGCCTCAATAACAGAAAGGACACATACACACCCAGTTTTAATCTTGCCCCATAGATGTACTGCCGATACACCGTACAAAATTAAAATGGGCAAGGATCGTACTCATGACCCTTGAAGGCTACATTAGTATTCTTGTGTCCATCAGTCAAGACTAAATCAGTCTGCCGCCGAAAAAACTTCTTCCTTTACAAAGACACCATCCACCATGCGTCCTTGGCGCTTTGCAATCGTATTGTAGGCGCTTTCTATGCATTCATCCATTGTAAGCCCCCATGCTTGCGTTTGCATGACTAGCGTCACGTATACATCGCCAATGGCGTCCTTGATTTCTTCTATGTCCTGTTCCGCAATGGCGGCGCCCAGTTCATGTACTTCTTCGATTGTCTTGGTGTATTGCGCGTAAGGAACTACGGACGGCAGGATGCCCTTTTCGCGCCCCCAATCCAGTATCTTGTCAGTTAGCTTGTTAATATCCATTGAACACCTTGTACCAGAAGTCTATGCAATAGATGGCTAGTGGCGCGGACGCCATCAAGAAAGTTGCCAGCACCAGCCAGCGCCATAAATAACTTAGGATGCCCATACTTCTTCCCATGATCCGGTTAAAGCCCCTTTAGCGTAATCTACGCTTTTGTTTTCAAAGAAATTTGTGTGCGTCACTCCTAGCATGCCGTCTACCCACACCAGTGGGTTTTTAGTGACTTTGAATATACCCTTTAGCCCCAGCGAAATAAGCCGCCTGTCGCAGATATAGCGTATGTAGCGCTTAACTTCATCGGGCGTCAAACCTTCCAAAGATAATTTATTGTTGTCGAAGGCCAGATCAATAAACTTATCTTCTAGGTCCACCATGATTTCCGCCGTCTTGTAAATCCTAGCCTTGGTTATGTCATTCCATAGCTCCATGTTTTCGTTGATGTAGGCGCGGAACAACTTAATCATACTTTCTGTATGAAGCGTTTCATCCGCAATTGACCACGCAATGATTTGGCCCATGCCGCGCATCTTGCCGAATCGCGCAAAGTTCAGCAGCATTACAAAACTGCTGAATAGTTGCATGCCTTCAGTAAAGGCACTAAAGGCCGCAATATTTACGGCAATCTGATTGGTAGAATCTTCGTCTTCTTGTAGGCGCTTAAAGAAATCGTGCTTTTCCTTGGTCTGTTCGTACTCCAAAAATTCATTGTAAATAGTATCGGGCATTCCTAGCGTTTCGATTAAGTGCGAATAGGCTGCCACATGAACTGCTTCGCGTGCCGCAAAGCTGGAAAGCATCATGCGTACTTCTGGCGCATTGAAGTGCGGCAAATAGTTTTTGACGTAGGCGCCACTGACATCTATGTCGCCTTGCGTAAAAAACCTAAAGATTTTAGTCAGGAAGTCTTGTTCATCTTTCGACAAACGATTTTGCCAATCCTTGACATCCTCCAGCATAGGCACTTCAGTCCACAGCCAGTGCATTTGCTCAGACGCTTGGAATGCCTCAAAGGCCCAAGGATAGCTAAAAGGTTTGTAATAGTCCCTAGTTGCTTGTAATGATGACGTTTTCTTCATGGGTGTGTATACCTTTCGTATCTTACATAGTTAGATTGTACCAAGGCTTGTACCCAAGCTCCTTGGCTATTTGTTTTACTTTGGCCGCCAGTTCTGGTTTGACATGTTTCTTTTCGCGCCACTTGTCATGCAAAATTACAGAAACTGCGCTTTGGGCGCAGCCTGCCAATTCCGCAACCTTGCGCCCCAGACCTTTGCGGCACCCACAGGAACTGGTAGTGCCATTTATCAGATTACTGCGTTGTACTACGGTTTCTTGGCCGCATACCTTACAAAGACAGCGCCAGAAGGCGCCCCTGCGCGGATGTGTATGGTGTACGTCTAGCGCCACCAGATGCCCAAATTCTTCGCCTTCCAGATCGCGCAGCACAGTGCGGCCACCTTTGCGCGTACAGCCGCAGGACGTAGATGTGCCGCACCGTACGGAGGAAAGCCGCACTTCGGCGACATAGCCGCAATCACAGCGGCACATGGCGTACCTGTGCGTGTTGCGAATAATGCCGATACTTAGGATTGTCCAAGAATTGAACTTCTGGCCTTCAAACTTGGATAGGTCTTCAGAGCGGCGGCAGCCACAGCTTTTGGACTTGCCGCTAGTTACTGAATCGGCCCGTACATGCAGTTTGCGATTGCAGACGCAACGGCAGTACCAGTGCTTCTTTTCTGATATAATTATTTCTGTCGAAGATTCGCTCAAGACTGTCCAGTATCCGAACTGTTTATTTACATGAGTAAATTTTTTCAATTGCGCCCCCTCTAGTGCAATTAGGATTACAAATTAGCCTTCGCAGGCAATACAGACATCTTCTTCAGCAGACGCCAGTTTATGAATAGCTTCCTTGTCCGCGATCAACTTATTTTCTTCTTCAATACGCTGCCGCGCTATTCTTGTACCTACGGCGTCAGCCTTGCGCAACTTATCGCTGCGACAATAATACAAACTCTTTAGGCCAGCTTTCCAAGCCAAAAAGTGGCAAGCATGCAAATATTTTATATTTGTGTCTGGCGCAAAGAATAAATTAAGGGATTGGCCTTGGTCGATGTACTCTTGACGATGGGCCGCCAACTCCACTAGCCATGTCTGGTCTATTTCATTGGCCGTCTTGAAGATGTCGCGCACATCTTGCGGCAATTCATCAACAAGATGCTGTACAGATCCGCTATTGGCCGTAATGCTGGCCCATATTTCTTCAGTGTCTAGTAGATTGTCCGCCAACCATTTCTGTAAAAACTTATTGCGCTGGATGTAGGCGCCGCTAAGTGTGTCTTGGCGGAATACATTGGCGCGGAATGGCTCTATGGATGGGCTTGTATTGCCCATGATTAGGCTGGTAGACGCATTGGGCGCAATGGCCGTCCAGTGGCTGAAACGCCGTGGTATGCCTGCTTCTTGGGCGTCCTTGCATGGGCCACGCAGTTCGCACAAAAGGGCGTCAGCGCGCTTGCATTCGGTTTGTATGTGTTTAAACATCTTGCGGTTAATGGAAATGGCGGCCACGCTTTCCAGCGGCACAAGATTCTTTTGTAGGTAGGCATGAAAACCTAGGGCGCCTAGGCCCACTGATCTTTCGCGCAGCGCAGAATACCTAGCGCGCACAACAGAAGGCGGCGCTTCCGAAATAAAGAAATCTAGGACATTGTCCAGCATTTCCATAATGTCTGGAATAAATTGCGGCTCATTGCGCCATTCATCAAAGTATTCAAGATTTACAGAAGATAGACAGCAAACCGCAGTGCGATCTGGCCCTGTCGGCAAGAATATTTCCGTACAAAGGTTAGAGCCATGTACAGATAGGTTCTTGTACTGTAGCCATAGTGGCAACTTCTTGTTGGCCGCATCTAAAAAGATTAGATATGGTTCGCCTGTCAGCATTCTGGTTTCCAAGATTTTCATCCAAAGGTACTTGGCCGAAATGGTGCTGACTACTTTGTTTGTATTTGGCGAAATCAGTTCCCAAGTATCATCATGGTTTGGGTCAAGCATGGCGGCCCTTACATGCTCCATGAACTTGTCGCTGATATTGATGCCATGATGCAGGTTGTGCGTCCTATAGTTCTGGTCGCCTGTATGTTTGCGCATTTCCAAGAACTGCAGAATATCTGGATGGTCAATGTCTAGGAAAGCCGCATACGATCCGCGCCTTGTGCGCCCTTGCCTGTAGGCTAGGCTGGACGCATCATAGACCTTTAGGTGCGGCATGACTCCTGTAGACTTTTCATCGACTTGCCGAATCTTTACATGAATGCCTACGCCGCCGCCCAGCATGGACAGCCAGTTTACTTCACTTAGTGTATCTACCAGACCTTCGGCGCTATCCTCCAAATAACTTAGAAAACAAGATATGGGTAATCCATTTCTGGATCGTCCGTAAGAAAGAATAGGAGTGGAATAGGAAAGCCAATGCTTGCTACTGTAATCGTATAGCCTTTGCGCATGGTCAGGATTTGAGGAAAATATATTTGAAACATACGCCAGCCTGTCCTGTGGTGATTGTTCGTCTTCGCGCATATAGCTTTCGCGCAGGCGCGCTAGGCCCAGTGGATCAAACAGATTGTCGCGTGCATAGTCCTTTACAATGTTATTGGGGGTATTGATGGTCATAGATGTTCTCCGCGCTTGTGCATTTCGATTAAATCTTCAATGAAGAACTTCATCTTTTGAAGATCGTATTCTATATCAACTCCGGTTTTTTCGCCTAGGCGATAACATGCCTTAAAGATGTCGCCGCGCGACTTACTCATAGCCTTGTACGAAATAAGGTGGCGCAACTGCTTGGCATGGGGCGGCAAATCATAGTAGTCATTGTGGCCACCAGATACTTGCTTACTAGGTATAGATTCAGTCATATCAAGTACTTAACCTTGGTGGCTGGTGGCGCATCTTGCGCATCTTGCGCGTCAAGATCATCAGAATCGTCTGTATTGTCCACAATGCTTTGCGCAAACTTGCTGTCAAAGTCAGACTTCTGGCGCACAATTTCGCCCATCTTTATCAGATTTTCCAATTGGTTATCGTCCGTCAAAGACGCCGTAATCAAGCCGTACATGCCAGCCATGATAGTAGTTACGTACTCCAAGAAATCTTGGTCTACATCTTCATCGTACTGAAGGCGCACCTTTGTACCTACATCGCCTTCGCCGTCAATAGTGAAGGTTATCTTGGCGCTATCAAATCCGCTTAATTCGGGCCTACTATTTTCTTCCACGCGTACCTGCCTTTCTGCTAGAACTTTTATGGTTTTTGAATTGCTGCAGCACATCCCTAGACTCCGTAGGTAGCGTTTCTTCCAGCCATGCTGCCGCTACCCATCTGTGCGCATACAAGAAGCCATGCTTGTCGCACCAATCGGCGTAGGTTGTAGTGCTGCCCTTTCGCAAATTATTTAGCGGATTAGAAAATACAAAGCGTATATCTAGCGCCGGATACATTTCCTTGATAAGCAAATGTTTTTTGCGATCTTCCAAAGTAAATCGGCCTTTGGTTTCGATGACAATGCCATTTGGCAGCACATAGTCAGGCGTATAGTTGCGCACTACCGCAGGCACTTTGTACGGAATGCGGATGGCTTCGTATTGCGCGTCTACGCCCAATTCCTTTAATTGTTCTGCGACCTTCATTTCTAGGCCCGAACGAAATCCCAGCTTGATTGCTGTATAGTTCCTATAGTGCATCATCAGCCTTTGTTTGATAGCTTGAATACCAATACATGCGCGGATTTTTTGCCTTAGACATGGTTTGGGGCTTGAGTTGAGCGTCAGGCCAGCAGTGTCGAATATATTGGCAAAAGCCGCATATGGCAGGCAAACGCCTGTTTCCAGTTTTCTTTCCATTGAATTCCTCTTCTATGTCATTGAAGCATTTGGCAAAGGGGGCGCTAGTGTCTTGTACAAGGCTGGCAGTTGCCTTGCAGTTTTCGATGACCTTTTGAATGTCGCGTTCCGGCATTTCAAATTCTACGACACAGACTTCGCCAGTTGATTTATTTAGGACGATCCAGCCGCCCGGCTCTTTTCCTTGGCCCTTGGCGTACCCAATCAATTGCCCTATATAACCAAAGCTGTCATCGGCTGCCAGACTTTCCCAGCCCTTTGCCCATTTATTGTCGTAGGCCCAAGGCGATGCGGACTTTACGTCATAGACCTTATTGTCTATTTCTATATCGTCTTCGCCTTCGATTACAGTGTCAGGGGCCAGTTGCCATGCGACTTTGGTCTTGGCGCCTGTGATATTGGCGCCGCCAGACAATTTAATTATTAGGTTTACAAGAACCTCCGATAAATCGCCCAGCATCATGCGCATGATGTGGTTGTACGGCATTTGGTTCTTTGGTAGCTGTTCATCTACGTTTGCGGCATCTAGCTGTAGCTGACAGGAAGGGCGCCCAATATTACTCATGCGCAATCGGAAAGGTTCCTTTTGCCTAAATAATTGTTTGCGCAATCCTTCCTCAAATTCTTGTACAGCTTCCTTGATGGCCCGCTCTAGTTCTTCTGGCGCAACGTCAAGTGGCCGCCCATTAGATAATTCTTCTAGGGTAGAACGTATAAACAATTGCAGCGGTGAAATACTCATAGGCATATGTACTCAAGACAAAAAAGCCTGCGCACATCAAGAATAAATACCCAATGGCGCAGGCTTTGTACGTTTAATGTAATTACTTAAATTGCGGCTGTTTGCCTAAGCTAGTACCTTTTATGGGTGTCGCCGTACAAAGTCGAACCGAAATAGAAGTTTGTATTAGAGCCAAAACTAGTTTGTTCCGTAACTTCCTCAAGCTCCATTAGCTCATGGACGCCGCCAAAAATATCTAGGCTAGGAAACTTCTTTACAGAACCGCCTTGGCGCAAGAACCTGTCAATTTCGGCGCCAAACTCTGTGGCGCCTTCTATATTATCCTTGAGCGTATACGGAATACGGCGCTGGATAATGGCGTTGCAATTTTCCCTAAACTGCTTGCGCCGTTCGTTATGCTCTATTGTAGATGCTGAAAGTTCTGGGGGCATTATGCGTACTCCACATCATCATCGTCTACGTCTTCAAAGTCAGAATCCAAGGCCGATTTGGCCAAGGCGTTTACTGCCGTCTGAATACCCTTTTCATTGACTAGGGCTTTGTCGTACGCCTTTTCAATGCGTTCATTTTCCTGCTTAACTAACGTAGCCATGTGCAGCATTGTATCAATGGTGGGCTTGTCTAGGGACGCAGGTTCGGCGTAATTGGGC